GCACATATAGGTATAACATACCCTGTGGATCCAAAATTCTATTAATTTCAAATAGTAGGTCTAGCGGGCTGTATGCAAACTGTAGTGAGTCATGACACCAAACGATGTCCTGTGTCTTGTCTCCTAGCACACTTAAATTTATATTAAAATCGTGTCCTATGCGCCTAACGTTTTTAACTTTAAGATCAGGAGGACGATTGATATCTAATGCTGTACATTTTATATTAAGTGGTTGTGGATTTTTTTCATCTTGATCTGTTAGAGCAGCCCAATAGTTTATGTCTAACTGTTCTTTACCACATCCAATATCGCATACACGCTTGATGCTCTGTAAAAATTCAATATGGTTGCAAAACTCTTCTAGTGTTTCTCTACTATGAGCATGGCTTTCTTCTGCGGTTATAAACATCAGCTAAGTGCTCCTATTAGTGACCATTGCCTAGCGTTTTGCCAAGTTTCGTCAAACAGTTCCAAGTTATGTCTAATCTTTCTTATGCTAGTATCAGTAGGACGTTTGACAGCTAGTAGTGCTTCACTATGCGCCTGACTGAGATACTTGTCAGCAGTACTAAACAATGCTTGACAATCTCTATAGCGTTTCCAACCTTCTCTGCTTGTTTCTTTGTCACGCATTGTTTTAAGTAGACTGTGTTGCTCTACATCAAACTTTTCACGTGACTGTTCTACTTCAAGCAGTAGGTTGTATGCAGCATCATACTTAGACAGAGACATAGGGTGCTAACTCCTTGAATGTTTCTGTAAAACTAGTTTTTCGATATCTATCATGCCGATGTATCCATGCTTTAAAATCCTCAAATAAACCAGGTTCCTGTATATTGTTAAACAAGTGCTGCCATGTTTGTATTTCTAGATGGTTACTACTAGCTAACTTATCTACAATAAACTGTCTTGCTTTACCAGACCATATATCAGGTTTAAAGTGTTCTGGAGCAAATACTTTTCCCAAGTAAGGCTTTGGCAATCCTGTTTGTATACACCAATCCCAAAATTCCTGCATATAGTAAATGTTATATGCTCCTACTGTATGACTTACACTTAATCTAATATTAGCATATTCTTGCTGATATTTCAACCATTGGTCTACGTTGTTTAATAGTACATTCCAGTTGCCAGGATATCTAATATATTCATAATGGCTTTCTACACCATCAATACTAAGTTGTACGTCTATTTCTTTGAAGTTGCTCCACTCTGCTAACCAACGTTCGTCTGGCATTACTTGGGTATTAGTAGTATAATGTAAGGTAACGTTGCTAGCACGTTCTCGCAATCTTGAAAGAAAGTCTAGTTGTTTTAGTGGTTCACTTAGGAAAGGCTCGCCGCCAGGTATATCAATATGTAATACATTGGGCATGCTAGCGTGTAGTTGATCTACAATACTATCATTCAAATATTCAAGACTTTTGATATCTACATTATACAAGTCTTTTTGTTCTTGACGCCATCTACTACTGGAATATGGACCACACATTACACACTTCAAATTACAGGTATTACCAAATGCAATACTTGTAGTAATATACCCATCCTCTTCTTGCCAGTTGTCATACTGCTCAGTCCAACGTTCGTAATCTAGTTGTCTTTTACTAGGCGTGCCTATCTGTTCATCCTGTACACAACGTATACAACCTTGAGGGAAACTTCCAGACAGAAACTCATGTTTGATTCCTTTAAGGAAATCACTGTCTGTGTATTCTTGTATTGTGTTTTTAGTGATGTTATAACGATCGTTATAACCTTGTGTACGAAATTTGCAGCAGGGAGTTATATCTCCCTGCGGACTTATATCTAAACTAGCCCATGGTGCGTAACATTTATACTTGGACATCTTCCATGCCCGCTGTACGTAGTCTTACGATGTGTCCAGCCATCCACTGTTTACTGTCTAGGCCTTTCATAATACCCAACCACTTATTGCGTAGTAGTGCTACTTCGTTGATAATGGTTTCAAAGTCTACTACTTCATCTTCACCGTCCACATACTTCTCAGCATCACGACTGCTAAGAGCACGAGGATAGTTTTCCAAATATTTAGTGAAGTGCTTGCGACGTATCTTACGTAGCTGTATGTTTAGATGATTGAGTACAGCCTCAACTTCTTGTAGTTGATTAAAACGTATTTCTGTTACAGCTGGTAATTCTTTGATACTTTTCTCAACAAGTCCATGTATGCCAACCTCTTTACGAGCTTGTTCAAGTTCGTTTTCAAAGTGGTCAATGAAATCAGGTATCTTTCCAATATCTTCTACAACAATAGTATACCAGTTTGCCATACTACTATTATACAGTATTTGCTAGTTTTGTCAACTACCAGTCCTCGTCCTCGTCAAAATCATCTTCTTGTTCTAAGCCGCCACTATATTCAACAGCCTGCCTGAGATACTTGTCAGCACCTGACAGAGCACCAATGGTTTCCTCTGGTAAACCGTTATCAATCATTACACTAATCCAATGATCTGCTGCCTGCTGTTTGTCTTTGATGTACTCTTTTAGAATTAGCCAAGTTTCTACTAGGGTCTCATCTTCTTCCATATTATTCCTCTACGACCTCTAGTTCTTCTTCAATTTCTTCTTCTAGAGGTTCATCTTCGGAATTACTTATCAAACCGTTGGAAATATCATTCATAATGATTTCAAGTTTTTCACCTGTCCAACCTTTGCGGAATTCTAGTATTTCCTCGCCTGCCGCAGTAGTATACTTGAGACGATTACCTTGCTTAACAAGTAGCTCTTGCTTTTCAAACATATCAAGCAAACCACTGTAAGGATCCATTCCTGTCTCATATGGAATCTTTACTTGTACGCCTTCAAATGGCTTTGCATAGCGTGTTTTCATTACCTTACAGGCTGCTCTAATACCTTGCACTGTAGTTACTTTGTTACCGTCTAAATCTTCTTTAAGTTTTAGTTTACGCATTGCAACAACAATACTACTTGCATAGATAAAGCCCTGTCCACCACTAATCTTATCATCTGGATCAAACATATCCTGCGATGCATACGTGTGGTTTGTGCATACCATTCCTACGTTATAACTACCAATCATGTTAACTGTGTTACGCACAAGTGCTGTCAATGCCTTGGGCTTACGACCCATGTCACCTTTCATATCACCCTTGTTAAACTGATCAACGTCTGTAGGAGTTAGTAGCATGCCCAAGCTATCAATAACAAATAGCACTTTAGGACGGTCTTCTTCTGCCATATCACGATAGTCTTTCATAAACGTACTAATAGTCTTAGCAACGTCATCAATCATGCTCATGCTTAGTTTTAGTAGTTTGCTTTCGTCTGTATCAACACCTAGCGCATGTAGCCATGCTTCGTCTAGAGCGTTCTCACTGTCAACTAGCACAACAAAGATACCCTGCTCTTGTGCGTTCTTAACAATGTTAGCACTAGCAAAGTAACTCTTACCAGCGCCACTTTCACCTGCAAACACTGTAACCTTACCCATTGGTACACCCTTATGGAAGTCACCTGAGATAAGATAGTTTAGTGCATGGTTACCTGTGCTGATCCAGTCAGTTGGATCATGGAATCCTACACTTAGTCCATCAATGCTTTTTGTAATGTCCTTGCGAAATTTACTTACGTCAAAGGGTTTAGCCATATTATTTTCCTTACCTTAATCAGTTGTTATTATACTATTCTTATTAAGTTCTTGCAATTTATTTTTTGCTTGAACTGTAGTTTCATATCCTCTAGTAAAAATTGTCGGTTCGTAAAGGAAAGAATTACTTATCCATATTAAACTGTCATCCGGAAAGACAGGTGCATCAAATAAATCTATCTTTTTGAAATTTACTTTCATGTTGTGCCAATTTATCCAGTTTTCCTGTAGATATGACGAAGGATTGTAAACTCCCGATGTAGGTTCTGCAACAGTAACAGTTTTAGGTAACTCTGGTTGACTATGTAAATATTCTGCAAACTTCAATTGCCTATCACAATAGTCATATACCGTAATTGTTTCAAAATTTCCCTGTAAAGCATAAAGAACCGTTTTCCAACCACTTGCTAGACCATATAGATGAGTTGCATCATAGGTATGCTTTGTAGCTGGTTCGTTATTGTCTAAATACACTAATTTATTACTACGTATACAAACCTTCAGAAGATTTTCAATAATGTAAAGTTGTTTAGATCCTGGTTTATAATACCTACGTTTGAAGTCTATTGGTATTTGTTTGTCAAACTTAATAACAAATTCATTATCTTTTGCATATTTGGTATAATTATGCCGAAAACTAGTAGTTAGGAAATCTCCCGTTTCTAAAATTACATCATTACTACCTGCTAATTTTTCTGCACTATCATAGTCAGGTACTGTAACAATATGATTTATAAAATCTATGCTCTGATTTTTGGCATCAAACAAAAGTTTTGTTTGTGTAAATCTTAACAGACTTTCATT